TTGCGTATCAGCTTCGATAAAGAAATCGACTTCAACAACCTGGCATCGCTCTATGGGGTAAATGTTGCGGAGCTCCAGGAGAAGTTCAATGAAGTCGCTGTGGAGATTAACCGGGGCAACGATGCGCTGCTGACGACACAGGGCGCAGCTGTCACGCCGCTGGTAACCACCGTAGCCGATCCCGGCCCGACCTATGACGTAAACCTGCAGACGGCTGCCGCCGCGCTGGATATCCCGACCAAAATCCTCGTTGGCATGCAAACGGGCGAGCGAGCGAGCACCGAAGACCAGCGTTACTTCAACGCGCGCTGCCAGTCCCGCCGGGGCGATTTGTCATTCGATATTGAAGACCTGTGTGACAAGCTGGTGGATCTGGGCATTCTCGACGCGGTAGGGCAGAAAGCGGTTATCTGGGATGACCTGAACGCAAGCACTGACGCCGAGAAGCTGGCAGCAGCCAAAACCATGGCGGAAATTAACAGCGCCTTGATCGCCACTGGCGAACAACCCTTCACCGGTGAAGAAATTCGCGTCGCTGCAGGGTATGAGGGCTCGCCTGCACCGCTGGGGGAAGACGATGAAGAAGAGGAAAACGAAACCTCCGATTCTGCCGGGAAATCTTAACGACCCCACTGGTGCAGACCGCCTCGAGCGCGGTGCGATTAACGAGTTCGGCAAACGGATAAGGCGAATCGCAAAAGCGTACCAGGACATTCTCGACCGCATTCCCGCATCACCTGCTGTAAACCTTCGCTACGCATTCGACCTGGACACCTCACTGTTACCAATGCTTCTCAGCAATGCCTCGGTGATGGTTGATGAAATCCTCTTTGGTGGCAGCGAGACCGATTTCTGGTTTTGGCGGGATTACGTCAGACAGGGATATCAGCGCGGCACGGCTCAGGAATTTGCCAGCCTGTCGCAGCAGTCGCCGGTCTATGCCGCCGGGCGTGAAAGTCTCCAGCAACTGTTGCTGAGCGATCCCTATCAGCGCCGCCTGCTGCTGGTGAGAACCCGCGTGTTTGAGGAGATGAAAAACCTCAGTGCGCGGATGAAATCGGATATGGCGCGCATTCTGACCGATGGCATGGGGCGGGGGCAAAACCCACGGGAAATTGCGAAACGTCTCACCAGCCAGACCGGGATAGAACTCAGCCGGGCTAAGCGTATTGCCCGCACGGAAATACCGACGGCGCTGCGACGGGCCCGGTGGGATGAAACGGATGATGCCGAAGCACAATATGGCATTACAACACGTCTTTTGCACCTTTCAGCGTTCAGCCCGACAACGCGGCGTAAACATGCGCTTCGTCACGGGCATCTCTACACCACCGAAGAGGTTCGCGACTGGTACAGCGTCGACGGCAACGCGATTAACTGTAAGTGCACGCAGGTTGCTGTGCTGGTTAACGCCAGCGGTCAGCCGCTTAACCCGAACATCATTGATATGGCTAAAAAGCGCCTGGAGAAAGCGCAGAAAGCCGGACTCATCGCCAACCACTGCGACTGCGGCCATCACAGAGCCGCGTAACCGCGAGACATCACCATGACCATGCAAGTAAATGTCACCACCCGCGTGAACAGCCAGTCCATCCGCCGGGAGGTTCACAACGGGCGCGATCATCTGATCCTGCCCAGTTACACGCTGCCGGCCAATGTCGTCATGAACGGCGGACTGTACTCTGCCAGCGAAATCGATGCGCACTATGCGGGCCTTGAGGGGACGCTGGCACCGCTCGGTCACCCGCAGGTAAACGGTCAGTTTGTGTCGGCCTTCTCGCCTGAAGGGTTGAATGTCGGGTTCGTCGGCGCGTGGAACCGCAACGTTAAAAAAGCCGGGAATCGTATCTACCTGGAGAAATGGGTGGATGTGAACAAGGCCAGCGAATCTGAAGGTGGCCGGGAACTCCTCGATCGCGTGGCAGCTATTGAGCGCGGCGAGGACGTGCCGCCAATTCACACCAGTGTGGCGGTGTTTCTTGACCAGCTCGAACCCAATGAAGAACAGAAGGCGCTGGGTGCCGAGTGGGTGGCAAAAATCCACGGCATGGATCACGACGCCATTCTGCTGCACGAAGTCGGTGCGGCCACACCCGCGCAGGGCGTTGGCCTGATGGTGAATGCCGACCTCGCCACGCCAATAAAAGCCAACTCCGGCGCGCTGGTGGGCGAATCCTTCCGGGAGCGTGAACAGCGCCTCGACCGGGCAGCAAAAGCAAAGTTCGCCCCAGGCGAGAACGAATATGCCTGGGTGGCTGACTTCACTGATTCGCAGGTGGTGATTATTCGCAATGGCGGAAGCGCGCAGGTTTACGGCTACACCTCTGACGGCGGAAAAATCACCTTCGACGACACCGGAACGCCGGTTGCCCGCCAGGAGTCCTGGGTCACCGTTGTAACCAACAAAGTTAAATCCCTTTTCACACCGCAGGATAAGCCTGCAACCAACCATCAAACGGAGGGCGACATGCCTTTAACCACTGAAGATACAGAACTGCTTCGCAAAATCGTTGGTGAGGCCATCGCCGCTAATAACGACGCGACCATTAAGCCACTGAGCGAAAGCATTGCAGCAATTCAGACTAACCAGCAGCAGCTCGCTGAAACCCTGACCGCTAACTCCCGTGCCGAAGAAGCAACGAAGCGCGCGGCGGTTGCGAAAGTTCACGGCGAGATCGTCGCGAACGCGCTGTCAGGTGACGCACTGGATGCGATGTTCAAAAATCTGGGCGAAGCCGCACCGCTGGGTACTAACTCCGCGCAGGCGCAAACCGAAACCGGCGCACCTGATCCGGCCACTTACTTCAAATAAGGGAAACGCCAATGCCACGTTATCGTCGCGTTAATATCGACGGGGAATCGCTCTACAAGACGGAAACCCGAAAACTTGCCGCGTCCCTGAACCCGGGGACGTTTGTTGTCATCAATGCCAGCAATCTGTTTGCACAGGCCTCTGCGCCTGTGGGACGCATGTATGTGCTGGATTGCGCTTATCACGAAGGGCTTGGAATTACCGATACGATCCCGTCCGGTCATTCGTGTGTAGGTAATTACCTGGAAGAAGGGCGTGAATTCGCTGTTCGTGTGGCTGCAGGTGCCTATAAAAAAGACCAGCCAATTACGGTTGTTGCAGGTCAGGCCGCTGCCGTTCCTACCGCTGCGGGTACCTATCAGGTCATCGGTTACTGCCAGGATGACGTCACCACCACGGCGGTTGACTTCATCCGCATCCGCGCGCGCGCTTCCAGCGTGACCGTTGCTTAAGGAGAGCATCAATGTATTTTTCTGCTGAAACACTGGCGACCAATAGCCGCCTGCGCACGCACTGGAATGAGCTGTGGGCTAACCGTAACATGTGGGATGCCCAGCATCGCGCCATGATGGCGGTAAACCGTAATCTCATGACGCCTGAAATGCTGGCGGCGAATGCCCTGGCTGGTGACGGTCTCGGTCGTGAATTCTGGGCTGAAATCGACCGACAGGTCATCCAGCTGCGCGATCAGGAAATCGGAATGGAAATTGTCAGCGACCTGATGGGTGTACAGACGGTATTGCCGATTGGCAAGACTGCCAAGCTGTATAACGTTGTTGGTGACATCGCCGATGATGTGCAGGTTAGTCTGGACGGTCAGCCACCTTTTTCTTTTGACCACACCGAATACGGCAGCGACGGTGACCCGATCCCCGTTTACACCGCGGGCTATGGTGTGAACTGGCGTCTTGCTGCGGGCCTCAATACCGTCGGTATTGACCTGGTGCTGGATTCGCAACTGGCGAAGATGCGCAAGTTCCATAAACGTCGCGTTAAAGGCTATCTCGACGGTAACCCGACCATTCAGGTGCAGAACTATCCGGCCCAGGGCATGCGCAACCATCGTAATACCGCCAAGATTAACCTCGGTTCCGGTGCTGGTGGAGCGAATATCGACCTGTCTGCGGCAACGCCGGCGCAGCTACTGGCATTCTTCGGCCCAACAGGACCGTTTGGCATCACCGCCCGCGCCAACAAAGTCACTGCGTACGATGTGCTGTGGCTGAGCGCTGAAATCATGGCGAATCTGTCGAAGCCGTACACCATTGAAGTTGGCAGCGGCGCGAACGCCGTTATCAGCGGCAATGTCCTGGATGCCATCCGCAAATTTATGCCGGTGAAAGATATCCGCCAGACTTATGCACTAACCGGTAATGAATTCCTGGCGTATGAACGTCGTCAGGATGTGATCACGCCGCTGGTAGGGATGGCGGTCGGGGTGGTTCCGTTGCCTCGTCCGATGCCACAGAGCAACTACAACTTCCAGATTATGTCTGCAGAAGGTTTGCAGATTAAACGCGATGACGATGGCCTGTCCGGCGTTGTCTACGGCGCAAATCTGGCTTAAGGAGAAATTATGCCGAAGTTTGAAGTCATACGTGGCTGGCATGGCGTTAAGGTTGGGGATGTGCTGGTTCTGGATAAAGTTCATCCAGCGCTGGAATCTCATCTTCGCCTGATGCAGGGGGAAGCGGGCGGTGAACTTACCCCGGCAACACCGGGCGCGGGCACTGATGTGAAATCCCGTAAAGAAATCATTGCTGAACGCCTGAAAGAACTGGGGATCGAGTTCAAAGGCAATCTGGGTGCGGAAAAGCTTTCGGAGCTGCTGCCGCCTGGCGAGCTTGAAAACCTGTTCCCTGCTGAATAACCGCCGCGAAAGCGGTTTTTTTATGCCCCGTTCCGGCGGGGCGTCTTATTTCAGGAGTCTGTCATGGTCACACAGGAACAGGCACAGCAGTACCTGACCGGGCAGGGCATCGCTTTACCCGACTTCGTGCTGGCGGCGCTGATTGACCAGGCCAACGGCATTGAAGAATGCCTGGTACTTCATTATCCGGCATCGACAGTGCTGCTTATCCAGCTGTACCTGCTTGCGCTGATGGGGCTGGGGCAGGGTGATAAATACCTTACCAGCCAGACCGCACCCAACGGCGCTTCGCGTTCATTCCGGTATCAGTCGTTTTCTGACCGCTGGAAAGGGGCGCTGAGCCTGCTGCGCGGACTGGACAAACATGGTTGCGCGACGGCACTTATCCCGCCCGATCCGACTGCCGCGCCAGCATTTGCGGGGATTTGGGTCGGTAAGGGTGGCTGTATGTGCAACGGGGGCCGATAATGGCCTGGGTATCGGTGAAACAGCGTCTGCCGGAGCCGTTCATTAAGGTCTGGGTCATGACAGACAGCGGCAGGAAGGCCACCGGCTACGTCAAAAGTAACGGTGAATGGTTCATCTTTTGCCGTGAGGTAGCCGCCGGGAACCCTGAAGTGATCAGCTGGGAGGAGTCATGAGCGCTACAGCGAACTGGGTATATACCAACCTCGCGACCATTTACCCGCGCACGTACGATGACTGGAAGGGTATCTGGCTGACCGGCACACCGTATCTTATCGACTGCACATGGGAGATAGACCAGGAACAGGCGGTCGATGATGCTGGTGCCGAGTTCACCACTAACCTGATTATCTCCACCGAGCTGAAGCACAACGGCGCAGATGTCCGCAAACCGCTGCGTAACGACTATGTCGCAGTGGGTGATACAACCGCCGAGCCGGACCCGGTAAAAGCGAAAGGTGATGTGATCCGTGCGGTCAGGATGTGGGATATGTCGTTTTTCGGCGAGGAACCCGACTACAAAATTCTGACCTCTGACCGTAATTAGCCCGGTGCCTGATAACTACAGGAGACAACGCTATGCCCGTTAAAGGTATCAAACGTGTTCAGTTAAACATGGGCAATGTGATTGGAAACATCGCCGGGGCAGTGACAGAAAAGGTTATCACCGAAGTTATGATCGTCGGCTCCGGTTACGCAGCACAGATAACCCCAATTCATACCTCCACGCTGGTGAACAGCATGTATCGCGAACTGAAGCCAGAGCCGGGTGGCATGACCGGGCGGGTCGGCTATACCGCAAGTTATGCCGCCCGGGTGAATGCGGCCGGTGGCACGTTAAAAGGCAAGCCCCGCCCGGACGGCAGCGGTAATTACTGGGATCCGGATGCAGAGCCTGATTTTCTGCGTAAAGGGTTTGAGCGCGACGGCATAGCCGACATCAAAGCCACCATACAACGAGGCTACAAATTATGACGCGAAGCGAGGTTTTTGACGCGTTACGCGCCTGGCTGCAGAGCCACGGTTTTGATACCGGCTACCGCGTACAAAAGCGGTTCTGGGTCGAGGTGGAAGATTCACAAAACGATCGCTATCTCGTTATCCAGCAGCAGGGCGGTGGCGCGGCAGAAGAGGCCATCACCCGCGACTACTTCCGCTTCATCCTGCTGACCGGGCAGAACGACGCCGATGTTGATGCGGTGGAGAACACCGCCGACGCCATCCGCCAGGCCATGCTCGATGACCACCACACCGAATGCATCATCTCAATGCAGCCAGTCGGGGGCGTTCCCGCCTTCCGCACCGAAGAGGGCCGCTGCGCCTTCGAAATTAACTTCCAGACCATTATTTCCCGATAATACGGAGTAACACATATGACTTGTGAATCAGGTGCATTCACGGGGCGCGACGTCGTCGTTTATTTTGCGATTGGTTGCCCGGAGGTTCAGCCCACGCTGAGCCAGTACAAGCGCCTCGGCATGATGCGTGGCAAAACAACCGGCGTTGAATGGGAAACCGCAGACGCCACCGCTGACCAGAGCGCGGCGTATACCCAGGAGAATCTGGTCACGTATAAAAACGTATCCTTCTCCGGTGACGGCGTAAGCCGCAAGGAAGCGATCTACGGCCAGAAAGAAATGAAGCGCCATGTTTATAACCCGCCCGGAGAAACCAGCAACCAGCCCTACGTGTGGCTGAAAATCATCTCGCCGTTCGATATCACAGAAGGCCCGTTCCTGGTAACGAGCTGGCAGGATGAATCACCGCATGATGATGTGGCCACGTGGTCGATTGAAGCCTCCAGCGCCGGGCTGGTGGATGTCCGCGACGTCGGCGCGGTCATTAACATCACCTCCCAGCCGCAGAACCGCACCATCACCACCGGCAGTACGCTGACGCTTACCACAGCGGCGACCGTGACAGATGGTTCAGCGCTGACGTATCAGTGGAAGAAGAACGGCACGGATATCAGCGGCGCCACGTCAGCTACCTACACCAAAGCCAGCGCGGTGGCGGGGGATGCCGGCTCTTACACCTGCCAGGTTTCATCGCCCACCGCCGGTACAGTCACCACGAGCCCGGCAACCGTTGTGGTCAACGCGTCTTAACTGACAGGGGCGAAAGCCCCTTTGAGGTTTTATGCAGGCAATTACCGATATCGGCCAGGCGGAAATACGCGCCGGTGGCCGGAGAATATTCCTCAACCCTTCGTTTCTTGCGATGTCGCGCATTGGCACACCGGAAGAGATTGTCGCAGCATTCGTGACGGTACACGGCGGACATTATCCTGAACACCGGATCAGCGATGCTGAAGTGATGCGCAGTATCCAGGCGCGCTGTTTTGCCGACATGGTTGTTACCGCAGCGAAGGTTGTGCAGGCGGCCAGTGATGATGACCTCCGCCAGATGATCGGTGTTTGCTCAGTCACAGCAAAAGGCAAGTTATCGTATCGCCCCGGCCTGTTGCCGGTATCACACATCATCCAGCTGGCGCGCCATCTCATCCGCCATGGGGTTGTGGGCGACCAGCCGCAGGAAGCCGCCAGCAAAGGTGAAGGCGAATACTCGGGGAAATTCGATGCCCGGTCTTTCGTTTATCTGGCTGTGGCACACCTGGGCATGAGCGAGTCCGATGCCTGGAACATGACCATGACCAGCTTTCGTGCTGCGATGAACGCTAAATATCCGCAGAAGGAAGCCGCAAAAATCCCGACCGAGCAGCATTACGATGAGGCTATGGACTGGGCAGAGAAAATGTTTGCACTCGATGCGCAGCGGAACGGGCTGCACTAATGATTACTGCTTGTATTACATAGTATCGCAAGTAAGCATCTCAGCACCATGGCTGACGACTTCCTGGCAAAGCAGGCGGCACGGCAGGCGCAGGGTTAGCAACCAACAGGATTGGAAATAGTGGGTAGGGCAAAAATTTAGCCGTTGAGTTGTTACGGCACTAATACCAATTGATATCAACCTGACATTGATCTGATATGACTTCTGGTATTAAACTAACCTTAAATCGCAGAAGCGATAAAGGGGGAAGTATGAAACAGAAGCGTGAAGTAAAAAGTACCGACCAGCAGCGTCGTACCGTGCGCCGTTCTGCCGACTACAAAGCACGACTGAGTGCAGCTTCCAGCCTTCTTGCTGAAAAAATGGAAGAGAAGCGCAACGAATGGGCTTTAAAATAAGTCGTTCTCAGGCACTTGCCAATGTCATATCTCAGTACCCAATTACTGAGCTACCAATTGAAGAATTTGAAACTTACAAGCGGGAATCTATCGAATATGATGATGTTCCCGCTCCCGCTATACATGTCCAGTTAGAGTATCCTGCGCACATTGAAACCATTGGTCGAGACAAGTTAATGGAGCGGCCTGTCGAGGCGCGAGGAGAAGAATTGCATCACGTTCACATCTGGCAGGAAGGTTGCTGCTGGGAGGATGAGGACGGCCTGTTAGTGCAATGGGCCTCAACCAGTAACAGTTACGTGGTCTATTCGTACTTTATTGACAGAGATAGCGATCACCACTTTTTCGTGATTGATTATTGCCAGGATGAGGCCCATGTCCTCATTGAGGACGCTGCTCAGGTAGCTGAGTGGACCAGGCAAGCGAAAGAATTCAGACTTCAAAACATTTAACCCACCACTCGGTGGGTTTTTGCTTTCTGGGTTACTTCTCACGAGTAACCCGCTTCGGCGGAGTTTTCGTCAATTGACGACTGAGATCAAAAAATCATTCCTGCCCGTTGCTCTGACGTCCTCCGCTGTTAGCATTAGAGACTACCTTTTGATGATGGGGATAAGGACGTGAAGAAATTTTTGTTTGCGGGTGTGCTCTCTCTCTTTCTACTGGGATGTGCTCAAGAACGTCCTTTGGCGTCATATGACGATATAGGGCTTTGTACGCTCAAAGGGCAGGCAATGGGCTACGGAAATACTGAAATTATGCCGAGAATACAATCGGAGTTTGCTCGCCGCGGCGAGCTTAATATAAGTAAAGCAGACTGCGATACCTATATTCAAACAGGTCAGCAGGATGCACGAGTAAAAATGAAAACCAGTGGCAGCATAATTCAGCAATCACAACAATCTATGACTACGAACGCTATACAAAATCTTTGAAGTGTTTAACAGAAAGCCTCATTCAAGCCCGCTTAAAAGCGGGTTTTTTATTACCTGGAGAAAATGAAAATGTCCGAAAACGTTGGTGAGATTGTTTATATCATCCGCGCTGATACTGCACAGCTTCTTACTGCCGGTCGCAATGTCGTCGATATGACGAATGATCTCCAGAGTAATTTTGATGATACCGATGAATCAGCGGATAACCTGAATACGACACTGTCGAAACTCGCAGCAACGATCAAGTTAATCTTCGCCGCTGGGGCGTTGCGTGAGATGGCAAAAATGGTGCAGAGCTATCAGGAGATGGCCGAGCGCGTTCAGATGGCGACATCAAGTCAGGCTGAATTTGAAAGCGTTCAGAGGCGCTTACTTAATACAGCTAACGGGACTTATCGATCTTTAGCAGAGGCCCAGGAGCTTTATATTCGAAGCGCCGACGGTCTGCGCAGCATGGGTTATTCCACTGAACAGGCTATCGATGTCCAAGACTCTATGTCTTATGCTTTCGTTAAGAACGCCACCAGTGCGGACCGGGCCGAGTCAGCTATCAGTGCATTCACCAAAGCGATAAACACCGGGAAAGTTTCCGCCGATCAGTGGGAGTCCATCACTACCGCCATTCCAACCGTAATAAACGACATTGCGAGCGCCAGCGGGAGAACGGCAGGGGAAATACGTGCGCTGGGTGCAGCAGGCAAACTGACAGCTTCAGACCTTAGTGAAGGGTTGCGGCAATCTCTTGACGACAACACCGCAGCGGCGGCTGGAATGTCTAACAATCTTACCGATGCTGGCGTGAGGATGAAAACGGCCTTTACCGAAGTTTTGGTGGCAATCGAGGACCAGACAGGAGCGTTACAAACCTTTACTAACGGATTAATCACTGCCGCCGACAAAATCCTTGAGTTCGGGCGAGACTCCGAAGAAATGGCTGGCTTTATTGATACAGCAACCATCGCCGCAAAGGCTTTCGCGCTTGTGCTGGCTGGACGATATGCTGGTGCCTTAAAAGCGGGTATAGCCGGTAAAGTTCAGAATATCGTCGCAAACCGCCAGATGATTACCGCTGAAAACCAGGCTGCTCAGGCGGCTCTCTTCTCAGCAAATGCCACGCAGCGCAGATCGCTCGCTGATAAAGAGGCCGCGGTTTCTGCGCTAAACCTCGCCCAGGCTGAATATAATGTCGCAAGAGGTAGTGCGGCGGAAATGCTGGCGCTTGATAACCTCATCGCTGCAAAAACAAGGGCAACCGCAGCATCTATCGCATTGGCTGAGGCAGAGACGGCTCAGGCGGCAGCTACTGCGCGAGCCTCAGCTGCGGCAAGCGCTGCATCTGTTGGCGTTGGGCTAATGCGTGGGGCGCTCTCTCTTTTTGGCGGGCCAACTGGTGTCGCGATGATCGCGGCAGGAGCATTGCTTTACTGGTGGCAAAGCGCGAAGCAGGCTAAGGAGGAAGCGATCGCTTTCGCTGATGGTCTGGATAAACTCAATGGCTCAATGAAGTCCATGAGCAATACCCAGCTACGCGGTGCGATAGCCGATGCAAATATAGCTTTAAAAGGACAGCAAGAAGCAGTATCTGATCTGACGGGTGAAATAAAAGATCTCACTGCCAAGCGTGATGATTACATTGCAAAAGGAAAGCAATTTGGCACAACTGCGGAGCAAGGTAACGGGCTACTACAAAACGCCGCTAAGCTGACTGACCAGATCAACCAGAAGGAACGCGATCGTGCGGAAATCCAAGAGAAACTAACCCGCACCACCCAATCGCGTAATGACATGGAGTCCACGCTTAATAACAACATGCTCACCTCTATGGGTATTCATCAACAGCTAATTGAAAAAGGAACCATCCTTGAACAAGTTCAGGGGGCTGTAGCCAGAGCATTTGGAAATACCGCCGACGAAATAAATCGTGCCAATCAGGCGGGACAAAACTTCAATCCCAGGTCTTTGCAAATATCGCCACCGACAGAAGATGGTGATAAGTACATTCTCAGCCTGGAAGAGGAAAACCGACTACTTAAAATCAAGGATGAGCGCGTCAGGGCAATTACCAGAGCTGAAATAGAGCAATCAAAGAAGACCAATAACAGTAATCAGATAGAAGCTTCGAAGCGACTGGCCGGCGAAAACTACGACCTGAAACAGGCTGAAGAAGCCAGACGTAAGGCGCAGCAACAAAGCGAACAGCAAGGCAAGAGTGCAGCCTCTCAGATGGAGGCCAACAATCAAAGAATTGCTGATTATAAACAGCGTGCTGAAACGGCTTCGGCAGCAACCAGTGACCTTACCCGTGAGATGGCAATGCTTAAGGCAGAGCAATCTCTGAATAAAAGCGCTACTTCCGAGCAGGTTGCTGAGATAAGAAAATATGCCGCCGCAGAATGGGATGCAGCTAACGCTGTTAAACAGCGACAGCAGGCTGAGCAGGGGAGGAAATTTGCTGAGCAGGAAATCGCAGCCGCAAAAGTAATGCCTGATGCCGTTACAGGTGCCGCATTAGATCCGGTTGCGCAAATCAACCTGCAAGAGCAACAAAAGCTGGAAGCGCTCGCTAAATACAGAGCAATCGATGTTCAAAATGTTCAAATTTATGAAGATGCTAAAACCGCAATTCAGGAACAAGCATCTAATGCACGACGGAAGATTGCTATCGAGGAAGCCAATGCTCAGGCTGCTGCGATAGGCGCGATATTAGGCTCAGCTTCCCAGGGTTTCGAAAGCCTTTCTGCCATGATCCAAAACGCATCCGGGAGGAGTAGCAGTTCTTACATCGCTATGTTTGCTGCGGCAAAAGCATTTGCCGTTGCACAGTCAACGTTAAGCCTAAACACCGCAATTATGCAGGCCATGGCAGATCCAACAGCACTTACCCCTGCGCAAAAACTTGCGAACTATGCAGCCATCGCTTCGGCTGGAGCCTCACTTCTCTCCAATATCGCTAGCACGACCATGAGCGGTGGTCGCCGTTACGGTGGCGGCGTATCAGCGGGCAACGCCTACCGCATTAACGAGGATGGGCGCTCTGAAGTATTCCAGACAGCTGGTGGCCAGCAGATGTTTATCCCCAATAAGTCGGGGAAAGTTGTCTCTGCTGATAATGCTGGCGGGGGAAGTAACGTAACTGTTCAGCAGGTTAACCATTACCATTTCGAGGGCAGCCCGGACAGCCCGGCAACGTTAAAACAGTTCGATAAGATTGCTTATAACGCAGCCTTGCGCGCCATCAGTAATGAGCAGCGGCCTAACGGGCTTCTACGGAGAAAATAATGCCTGAAATCTTCATCTGGAAACCTCAGCGAGGCTACAGCGCCGAACGCACCCCAAACGTGGCCGTCGTGAAACTCGGCGATGGCTACGAGCAACGCCAGAAGAAAGGCATTAACCCGCTGATGTCAAAATATTCGCTGACGTTTCGCGGCGTTAATGGGCCGTGTCGTGTGAACCCGGCGAAACAGGCCGAGGCGTTTCTGACAGCACGAATGGCGGTGGAGTCTTTCTACTGGACGCCATCGGATACGGGGGTGCAGGCGCTGTTTGTGTGCCGCTCCTGGAATATGACAAAAACCGGGCCGCTCTATGAACTGACGGCCATTTTTGAACAGGTACCACGATGATGAAAGGCTGGGAAACAAAGAGTGATCAAAGAATCATGGAAAATATATCCTCCGTGGACACACCGACCCTTTATTTAAAAACGATTGAATGGAGCAGGTCAGATGACTTTAAGAAAATAACTATTCCATGGGTACCTCTTTATCGGTCTGAGAGTGTTTCGCATGAAAAATCACTGTACGCATCGCTTTTTCAGCTTCATAGTAGTTTCCTTGTTGGGCTGGTTTAGCGAGGACTGGTGTCAGATGACTCAGATAATTTGTAAATCCCTTTTTTGTTGGGATCGACAACCCAAGATCATAGCCTTGTGACATAAGCTCAAATGCTATGGTCAAAAATTCGTGGGACCAGAATCGCGAATGTCTAATATTACTTGTTGCCTGAAATATAAGCCGTTTATCATCTAAGCGAATGAGAAAACCACTCATATCTGGTCGCCATTTATCTTCAAGATTGGGAAGTTTAAGCCAACCACAATTCCAGTCTTTACATCCTTTTGGTCTTTGAGAGTATATATTGCAGCCGCCACCCTCCTTAATATGTTGACACGGGACGTCAGGCATCTTACGAAGCCCCTCATAATCAATTCGTAGATATATACAGCAAGCTGAACATGGGCCACATGATTTAACTTGTTGATTCATTGTTATCGACATCGCTTACTCACCCTGAGGATCAGCCATTCCTCTGATATTGGCATCCATACCCCAAGCACGGACGGGCTGAGTACTCAACATACCCAACGATGTAAATCAGCGACATCCTGATATACAAACAGTAGCCACCTCCGGGTGGTTTTTTTATGGGAGATTTTCGTGCGCGACATACCTCCAGAACTAATTATCGAAAGTGTCGATGCCGGAGTCGGCGCGTTTATAGATCTCTTTGAAGTCGATCTCCGGCCGTACGGCGGCGATGTTGTGCGATTCCACTCCGGCACCAACGGTTTTTACAACAACGTCATCTGGCGCGGTAACGCCTATCCCGCTTATCCCATCGCTGTCGAAGGCTTCGAGAGCCGGAATGAAGGTACCTATGCGCGCCCGGTTATGACCGTCGCGAACGTCACGGGTATGATTTTTGGGATGAACCATGATTTCGACGATCTGCTGGGTGTAGTGGTCACGCGCCGCCAGGTGCCGGTGAAGTATCTTGATGCGGTTAACTTCCCCAATGGTAATCCGGATGCAGATCCTACTGTGGAGGCAGTGTCCCGTTACGTTGTCGAGGAGATGACAGAGGAAACCTCAGAACAGGTGACTTATTCCCTCGCAACGCCGGTGGACTGCGACAACGCTATTATTCCGGCGCGGACTATCCTGGCGGATGTCTGCCAGTGGGTGTATCGCGGTACCGGCTGCAATTACGACGGACCGCCGGTCGCAGATGAACGGGACAACCCGACCAGCAATCCTGCGCTGGACAAATGTTCTCACCGCCGCACAGGTTGCCGCTTCCGGTACCCGCGACCATACCCCATGCCAATCAGCAGCTTCCCCGGTTCACAGAAGGTTTCCTGATGCAGGAATTACTCGAGTATGCGGCCTCGTCGCAGGATGAAGTGTGCGCACTGATAATCAACGATACCCGCGTCTACCCGTGCCGTAACGTCCATCCCGATCCGGCTCACAATTTCCGCATCAGCGATGATGACTGGCTGGCAGCGGAGGAGGTGGGAGAAGTCACGGCGGTATTTCACTCACATCCGCAGGCGGTACCGGTGCTGTCAGGTGCTGACCGCGCCATGCAGGTTATGACAGGCCTGCCCTGGTGGCTGGCGTGTAACGGCGAGCTGCGAAAGTTCCGCCCGGTAGCACACCTGCTGGGCCGGAGGTTTGCGCATGGGGTGACAGACTGCTACACGCTGTTTCGCGATGCGTATCACCTGTGCGGCATTGACCTGCCGGATTTTGCCCGGACAGAAGGCTGGTGGCTACGAGGCGAGAATCTCTATCTGAAGAACATGGCGGCCAACGGTTTCTGTCAGGTTTCTGCAAGCGAGGCCGTACCTGGCGATGTGATTATTCGCCAGCCCTTCCCGGGAGCCGACCCGTGCCATGCGATGATCCTGCTGGACGATAACATGGTGCTTCACCACGACCACGCAGGGCACCTCAGCAGGCGTGAACCCTTCCGCATGGCTTACATGAAACAAACCCATTCCATCTGGAGGCATCACCTGTGCTCATCTTTAGATTTGCGGGGCATTTCCGCAGACATTTCCGCCAGGTCACATTAAACGTCGACACCCCCGCCCAGGGGCTGAGATTACTGCTGGCCCAGTGTCCGGAATTCAAAAAAGACTTTCTCAGGTCGCGGGTGCGCGTCCGGATTGCCGGCGAAGACGTTGCCGCAGATTCGATGCGCTGGCACCTGGACAGGCGTCTGGATGAGGGTTCAAGCGTGCTGTTTGTGCCGGTGGTTGAGGGGGCAATTACCGCAGCCGCCGCCGCGTGGATCGCAGTGGCGGTAAGTGTCGCCTCCATTGCCTACAGCGTGTACATGTCCCGCAACATGAAAACCAAAACCTCAGCCGAGGCGGCGGAAAACAACACAATCACCAACAACTCTTTCACCAGTGCGGAGAACCGCGCCGGACAGGGGCGGCCAGTGCCGATCCTGCTGGGCGAGATGGTGTGTGGCTCTAACGTTATTTCCCTCGGTATCGACACGACAAATAACCAGGACTGGACAGAATCAATAAGTTAAGGTGGCATTATGTCTTCAGGCGGCGGCAAGGCCAGCACTCCCAGACTTCTCGACGATAACCTCAAATCAAAACAGTTTTACCGCGTGCTGGATCTCATCAGTGAAGGCCCGATTTACGGACCGGTTGACCAGTCACACCTTTCTTCTTTCATGCTGAATAAAACTCCCATCACGGATCCTGCCGGTAACGTCAGCGTGAACGGCGTGAGCGTGGCCTGGCGACCCGGTTCGGAATTCCAGAGCCCCATCAACGGTTTTTCCGCCATCGAGGCGACCAGCATCGTTAATACAGAGGTGACTTTCAACACGCCACTGGTCCGCACAGTCTCCGATCAGGATGTCACACGCGTGAGGCTGAATATCGGCGTGACGGGGCTGGTCGAGCAGGATACAAAAGGGAACCAGAAGGAAACCTCTGTGATGATGGTGATCGAAACCCGCGTTGCCGGCGGGGCGTTCATTCAGCAAAAAGTGGTTACTATCACCGGGAAAATATCTGGCGAATATCTGGAGGCGCACGTCATCGAGGCACCAGCAACGAAACCCTTCGATATCCGCGTTCGCCGCATCACGCCTGACAGCAACAGCGACCTGCTGTCCAACGGTACTATCTGGAACAGCTACAGCCAGATTACTGACGACAACCTGAACTACCCCTTTTCGGCTATTGCCGGTGCAGTGATTGACCGTGACCAGTACAGGGACACCCCGGCTCGCACCTATCACCTGCGCGGGCTGATTGTCGATGTGCCGGATAACTACGACCCGATTGCGCGTACGTATACCGGATTGTGGCTCGGGGGATTTAAGAAAGCATGGACGAATAATCCGGCCTGGCTCTTTCGCGAGCTGGTGAAAAATACGCGCTTTGGCCTGGCCCGGCGCGCGGGTTATATCGATGTCGACGACGGCGCGCTTTATATCCTGTCACAGTACTGCGATCAGCTGGTAAACGACGGGTATGGCGGGAAAGAGCCCCGCATGACGCTGAACGCCTATATTACCGAGCAGGCCAGCGCCCGCGATATCCTGGATAAAATCGCCGGGATGTTCCGGGGCATCGCCCTCTGGGATGGCCTGCGCCTCACGGTCATGCTGGACACGCCTCAGGATCCGGTTGCCGCCATTACTAATGCGAATGTTGTCGACGGGAAATTCAGCCGCAGCTCGGTTAAACGGGCCGAAAAATACAACGCGGTGGTGGTGTCCTGGACTGACCCGGATAACGGCTGGGAGCAGGTGAAGGAATATGTTTCCGACGATGCCATGATCGCGCGCAGTGGAACCTACAACGAAACAACGCTTGAGGCGTTCGGCTGCACTTCACGCGGGCAGGCCTGGCGCGCCGGTAAATGGCTGCTGGAAACCGCAAAACGGGAGAGCAGCCGGTTAACTTTCCAGATGGCCCGGGATGCAGTCGCCTTCACACCGGGTGACGTCGTGGAAATCATGGATAACGACTACGCCGGGACACGTCTGGGTGGGCGTATTGTCTCGCACTCCGGCGCGAATATTACCGTAGATGCGGACGTCTCCGGTCTGGTTTCGCCAGGCGACAACATGTCGCTTATGGGCAGCAATGGAAAGTTTGTGAAATACCCCATTGTCAGCGTATCCGGGCGCGTCATTACTTTGCGCAGCGCTCCCGCCTGGGTGCGTGACGGGACTGTTTTTGCTATTTCAGTCAGTGAACTGTCCGTTCGTCTTTTCCGTATCCTGAGTATTTCTGAAACAGAAAATAACTCGGTTTACAGCATTACGGCGGGACAGCACGACCCGAACAAACAGGCCATTGTGGATGAGGGCGCTGTTTTTGAAATGCCCACCGACACCCTGAATGGCTACCGGGTACCGAATATCGAGAACCTTCGCATTCTGAACACCAACAGCGAAACCGTGCAGGTGACGGCGACATGGGAAACCGCCACCACCACCAAAAAGCTGGTGTTCGAACTGTATGTCTATAACGAAAGCGGGGCGGTTGTTGCACAGTATGAAACCGACCAGTTTCGCTATGACTTTTACGGGCTCAGTGCCGGGAATTACATGCTCGGTGTACGTGGCCGCAACGAGAACGGCATGAAGGGTGCCGAAACACAGGTGAACCTGATTATCGGTGCGCCACTGGCACCGTCATCCGTTATCTGGACGCCTGGTCTTTTCTCAGCAGATATCGTCCCGGTTATGCGTGTGACTGCCACTTCAGACACCACCTTTGAATTCTGGTACAGCGGTGAAAATCGTGTTCTTAACCCGGCGCTGATTGAAGACCAGATGCAGTTCCTCGGGCGATCAAGCCAGTGGAATCTTCACGGACTGAAAGCGGATACCACGTATTACATGTACGTGCGGACGCGCAACGCGTTCGGCGTGTCGGGTTTTGTTGAGGCATCAGGCAAGGCGTCGTCAGATATCCCTGGCATGATCGATTACATCGATGAAGCGGTGCGTGATTCAGAGGCATTTAAGAATGTGCAGGCCGGGATAGATTACAGCCTGGAAGCGACGATGCAGAACACGCTGGCCCAGGTGGAAGGGGCGCAGATCCAGTATGAACAGGTGGGACTGGCGCGTGCTGAAATCTCTCAGGCCAGGATTACCATTGCGGATAACGAACGGGCCTTCGCACAGTACCAGGAGCTTGTGGCCGTTCAGTTTGGTGATGCTGCTGCAGAAATCAGTGAGGTTAAAACCGCACAGGCTAACGCCGACGAGGCGTTCGCTGAATACCGGCTTTCAGTGGCGGCCGACTTTAACGGTGTTAAAAGCAGCATTACCACCATTCAGGAGGCGCAGTCTTCAGCCGAACAGGCCTTTGCTCAGTACCAGACGCAGGTAGCAACCCAGCTAGGAAACCAGCAGGCAGCCATCAACCAGAAACTGACTTCTGTTATTACCGATAACGGTACCGCAAAGGTTTCATACACCCTGAATCTTGGCGTACGGCGTGGCGAGCAGCTCTATAACACGGGCTTTGGAATGTCACTCGAGCCAAACGGCAGCGGAGGGTATAAATCGACGGCAGTCTTTGCTGCTGATCAGTTCGGTATCTATTCCGGCAGCGATCCGGGCAGTTATGAAGCCGCTTTCTTTGTGTTCAACGGTCAGGTGTTTTTGCGTTCTGCGTTTATTCAGAATGCCAGCATCGATAACGCCAAAATTGGCCAGTACATCCAGTCCACCACATGGGATGGCACCGGCAATGTGGGCTGGCACATTAACAAAAGCGGGTTTGCGTGGTTCGCCGGTGTAACCGTCAGGGGAACCGTTTATGCCGAATCAGGTTCCTTCAGGGGCACGGTTTATGCGACTGATGGTGAGTTCAGAGGAACTGTCTACGCCAGCGGAGGAAAATTTACAGGGACAGTGGAAGCGTCCAGCTTTATCGGCGACGTGGCCAACGGCATGGTATTTGATGATGCGCCGAACGGTTATGTTCGGTCCTTCCGGTATGTGGACAGCGCAACATTCAACCTCGCAAAACAGGTGGTCGTGTTAATGAACGTCAGGGTTCAGGGAGCCAACAGCGGCTCTGTCGGGGCGATTGCCACCATAACGATAAATGGTGTCTCAAGGTCGTTTAACTTTAACACCCCCGGTTCCGGGGTGTTTTCGGCAACGGTCATGCACAGCGTGCGCACCTCCGAACGGTTAATCAACGTGTCATGCGTAGTGAACGCAGATCAGCAACTGCCGGGCGCGGGTGCGTCGATATCCTCGCCCACCATGTTAATACTGCGCGGCTCCGGCTCATTCGCGCAAATCACGTAACCCAACCCGCTCCGGCGGGTTTTTTATTGCCTGTAATCAGGAGACATTATGTCCGCAGGAACTCTCAAACTGACCAACAATTCCACGGCGGTTGTTGGTACCAGTACGTTATTCACCACGGATTTAAAACAGGGCGATTTTATCACCGTGACCATCGGTGGCGTGTTGTACACCCTGCCGGTTGATACCGTCACAAGCAACACGGCCGCCACGCTTGTCAGCCCCTTCACCGGGCCAACCACCACGGGTGCCGCCTGGGCAGCAGTGCCGCGTAAGGCACTGAACCAGGTAACCGCCGATCTTGTTGCGCAGACGACTGCTGCAATGCGCGGGATGAATAATGACAAAGCTAACTGGCAGTCATTTTATTCTGCTGACGGAGATATCAACATCACCCTGCCGGACGGCACAAAGGTTCCGGGCCCGTCATGGACAAAAATGGCCGGACTGGTCGGTTCATCACAGCAGGTCCGTGGCGCGCTGCCAGCAGCAGCTAATCTGAACAGCTATGGACCGACAACGACGCTTACCGGGATATGGATGCAGGGCACATCGAATAATGCGCAGCCAGCCAGCAATTTCCCGGAACCGAATGCTGTGGGTTTCCTGGAAGTGTTCGCAGGCGGGCAGTGGGGAGGCACCCAGCGGTATACAGTCCGAAACGGCAACGTTTATGTCCGCTCTCTCACTGCATCATGGAACGGGGTGGACGGGCCATGGGGTGACTGGAGCCTCGTCGGTGTGAATTCGCGCCCCGGATATTATGAGGGTGATTTAAATGCCCTGGTTACCTCCGGCACCTGGTCCATTACTGGTGTCGCTACAAACGGCCCTGTGGCATCCGGGCTGACAGGTATCTGTGAAGTGCTGTTGCGCAGCAGCGCTAATTCAGTGGTGCAGAGATTTACCGCCATCGTATCGGGTGCTGCGTTTATCAACCGCACCTGGCAGCGGACGCTATCCGGGACCACCTGGTCTTCCTGGGAGCAGCAAGGGGCAAAGGTACTGAATGATTTGGGCCTTGGCGTATCGAGCATGTCATCCGTATCCGGAATGGACTGGAACCAGTTTGATTTTGTCAGTGGTCAGGAGTTCTCAGTTGCTGCCAGCAACATGACTAATACCCCGCCAGGAGTCGATACCACAGGATGGGGCTCGACGCCTGTATGTTTCAATGTAATCGGTGTTGACGGATCTATTGTCACGGCCGAATGCTGGTTATCGCATGTCACCAATAGCCTTTTCAGGCGGTATCAGGTTCGAATTTCAGGCAGTAAGGGTTCACGAATTTTTGCTGTACGCCAGATTTGGACAAGTGCCGACGTTATCCCGGTTGCGAATGGCGGAACAGGGGCCACCACTCCGGGCGGCGCTCGTTCCGCTCTGCAACTCGGCGACTCCGCGACTAAAAACGTTGGCACTGGTGCCGGCACCGTTGCAGCGGGTGATGACTCTCGTCTCGTAAACGCCGCATCAGCAAAGGGCTCATCATATACGGGTGTTATCGACTTCCTTAATAATTCTACCTCGGGCGACTTCGGCGAGTCGGTGATAGTGAGATCGGCGCATGGACAGACAATCGGGTCTGAGTTCGTTAATAACGTTATTAAGGTCTTCGCCAACGATGGGGCGTTTACTCGCTTTCAGCATCGTGTAACAACTTACCATGCTGCCCGCATAGTGGTGGCCCCAGTGGCTGGTGGTGCCGCAACGTTTGAGTTCGCCCAGACAGGGAATGCTGTAGCAAGCGGGGCGTGGGTGAACGCCGGTTCCGATGAACGCATTAAAGACGACATTACGCCCATTGAAAGTCCGCGCGATATTTTGCTGAATATCCGGGCGGCCACCTGGAAATACCGACACAAAGGCGCAGAGGGGCGTTTCGGCATTGGCGTCATCGCGAATGACATCGCCAGGTTCTTCCCGGACGCCGTGATCAACACTGGTTCGCGCGAGCTGGATGACGGCACCGTTATTGATGATGTGTTAGCAGTAGAAGCCGGGGACTCAGGCTCAATGGTTGCGGTACATCATGCTGTGCTGCAGTCGCTGGTGGAGGAAAACAATGCACAACAGCTCGAAATTGAAGCACTTAAATCAAGCATGGAAGAGCTGAAGAAAAAGGTGGAGGAGCTTATTGCCAGATAACTCTTATCTTCAACCGCATACTGGCAGAAAGTCAGCAAAAAAAAGCCCGCACGGGAGCGGGCAAAAACGTTGATCTTGTTTAAGTCCCTTGCTCAGGGCAGGGTAGTTAATTTATCGGCAATAAAGACAGTAACTTTAATATAACAAACCTGTTATTTATCTCAGTGATTACGACATCATGCGCCACAGTGAAACAGCGAAAAAATGATTTAGGTTCCGAAACTGCTCAACGCGAAGTTTGGAAAGGGCAAGTTGTTTTTTGCAGGGCAGGGTATACAGCAGTGGCAGATGAAAAGGGACATGTTATCGCCGCGCTACACTACGCGGTTTTCGGATTTGCTTGTTGTAAAGTAATTTGGGAGGTAAGGATTGCGGGATGACGAAGCGCCAGTGATGTGAAAACGAGGTGGTGTACCAAAATGCGTACCAAATAATAATAAATGTTGTTCTCTTCCCTATTTAATAGGCTTCTCAAGGTTGGTTTTCGTAATCGTGAAATAAAAAAGTCGGCTGAGCTGCGGATTCAGTCACCGGTCACCCTCCTGAAGGGGTTCAAAACAGGGGGGTAATGGTAAACCATCGCCTGCCCGGGCAGAAGGAAATCACGGGGGTTTTTCAGGCCGTCCGATAAGACAGGCGCTGAAAAATGTGCTGCTTGTCATATTTCTTTGCAATTTGAACATGCGTTTACATCGCAACTCCCGTAAAACAGGCGCGAAATAAAAAATACCAACGAGGATATGCTGTTGAAAACCCGCCTGATTGCTGCTTCTTTGCTCGCTTTTCTCTCCCAGAACGTCCGTGCAGAACCCACGTTCGCCGTCACCCCCGTCGCACCCACCATTCAGGCAGGCGCATGGGTATTGATGGATTACACCACCGGCCAGATTTTAACGGCAGGAAATGAGCATCAACAGCGCAACCCGGCAAGCCTGATCAAACTCATGACCGGCTATGTGGTGGACCGCGCCATCGACAGCCATCGGATCGCGCCGGATGATGTGGTCACCGTGGGTGCCGACGCCTCGGCCTATGGCAATCCGGTCTTTGCCGGTTCTTCGCTGATGTTTTTAAAAGCGGGCGACCGCGTGACGGTGCATGACCTGAGCCGCGGCCTGATTGTGGATTCCGGCAACGATGCCTGCGTGGCACTGGCGGATTACATCGCAGGCGGCGAAACGCCATTCGTAAACATGATGAACGACTACGCCCGCAAGCTGAACCTGCGCGACACCCATTTTGAAACCGTCCACGGCCTTGACGCGCCGGGCCAGCACAGTTCCGCTTACGATCTGGCGGTGCTGTCGCGGGCGATTATTCACGGCGAGCCCGATTTTTATCATATGTACAGCGAACGGAGCCTGACGTGGAATGGCATCACCCAGCAGAACCGCAACGGCCTGCTGTGGGATAAGACCCTCAATGTTGACGGCCTGAAAACAGGCCACACATCCGGCGCGGGATTTAATCTGATCGCATCAAGCGTGGACGGGCAGCGGCGTCTGATTGCCGTGGTTATGGGCGCGGATAGCCCGAAAGGCCGCGAGGAGCAGGCACGCAAGCTGCTGCTATGGGGCCAAAGCCAGTTTGATACCGTGCAGATCCTGCATAAAGGGAAAAAGGTCGGCACCGAGCGCATCTGGTACGGCGACCGCGAAAACATTGAAGTGGGCACTGACCGCGATTTCTGGCTCAGCTTGCCGAAGTCAGAAGTGGCGCATATCAAAGCCAAATATGTTCTCGATAAGCCTGAACTGGAAGCGCCGCTGGCCGCGCAACAGCGGGTCGGGGAAATTGAACTCTACGATCGCGATAAGCTGGTGGCGCACTGGCCGCTGGTCACGCTCAACGCGGTGGAAAAAGGCGGCATGTTCTCCAGGCTGAGCGATTATCTGCACCATAAGTTCTGA